AATCGACGAGGAACGAGGAGATTTTCGAACCGCTGAAATCTCAAAAAATACTTTACGTGCCAGTTACACGTAAAGTTACTGACACAGATGACAGTAAAACCCATAAATTGCTTAATAATTAATCAGCCAGGATTGATTGAAATGATTATGAATTTTTATCCTGTCTTTGTTGATTATTTAACCATTCGACAAGTTCATAACGAAGATCTGCCAATTATAAATGGTGGTCAAGTAATCAGAATTGATCAGGATGGCGAAGTTGACTATGTAGTAGATGCAAGGGTAGGACTAGAAGGTTCTTTTGATAGTCGTGTGGAAATTAGATGTGATGGCCATCAAGTTGAGTTTTCAGGAAATATAGCGCGGTATGGTCGGAGTGATAATTTATTTGGTTTTACGTTTGCTGAATCAATCAGGCGCATTAATGAATTATTAGTTTCTTTGGATTTGCCGCCATTTACAACCGGAAAGCTACATCGTTACGCTGATACAGGCTGGACATGGTCAGGTGCACGGGTTAGCCGAATTGATATCACTTGTAATTATGTAACTGGATCAATGATGGATTCAGAAGCGTTTTTACGGATGATGGCCGGCCAGCATGTAGGAAGACAAAAAGGTTCATTATCTGTAAATGGCGCAACAGTTGAATACGGTAGGGGTTCTAAATATGTTTACGGGAAACTCTATTGCAAAACTACAGAATTCAAAAAACATAAATCAAAAAAATCTGGTCAACATGTTGCTGATGAAGTTATTGAGTTTTGTGAAAGTCTTGGGGTTATTCGAGAAGAATTCACACTGAAATCTAGATTCTTACTGCAAAACGGCCTTGCATTTCTAGGTGCTATCAAAGATTCAATACTAATAGAAATCTACTTTAACAGATCACAATTAGAGAGGTTAGAAACCGTGAAATACGAAAATTTTAACGATATGCCACCACATCTAAGGGCTACTTATGTGAGTTGGAAACACGGATTTCCAATCAATTTATCTGAACGTACTTTTTATAGACATAGGAAAAAACTACTCGAATACGGCATAGACATTTCAATACCAAACAATGTCGAGATATTGCCAGCTAGAGTAAGAAGGGTAGAGCTTGCTGCATTAACTGCCCCGGATTGGTACTTAGAAAAATACGCATGAGTTTTTAGCATTACGCGCTGGATTTTTAACCACTGATTCAGACAAAGCGTTTAACAGGTGGTGTTTAGAGGAAATTAGCATGTTAGAAAAAGTAAAAGTTACCGGCGTTTCTTTTTTCAAAGACACGATTGATGGAAAAGCGATTGATTCGGGCAGTGTTTTTATTGAGGAGTATCTAGATGAATCAACAGGAAGAAGCAAAGGCTTTGCAACGCAGAAGTATTCATTGGGTGAAGCTGCTAAAGCCAAATCTATTATGCACAATGAATTCCCATTGATGTGTGAAGTTGAATTTCGCCGTGTTACCAATGGCAATGTCAGCAAAAACACAGTGCATTCAATTAAACCAGTATCAACAGCACCACAAGGTAAACAATAGAGTTCAGCCTATACGCGAATTCTTGAATTCGTGTATGGGGTGCATTCTGCACCGTTTTGTTTAACTTTAAGGAGTATTAACCATGTTACAAAAAATCAAAGATGCCGTGATGGCTATCGGAAACAGTATTAAAGAAACATTCATGACTGGTGTTTCTCATGTAACCGGCTTATTTTCTCAGCCAGCAATTGAAGGTGAATATTTAGGAAAAGGTGGCATCGATCAATCACGCCGTTCATTTTTTTCTAAAAATTCAGTAGCAGTAGTATTTACTGCATGTCTGGTAATGCTTCCAAGTTTAGCTATGGCCGCAGTTGATGCTGCTGTAACAACTGGTATTGCTGATGCTGCTACTGATGTGGCTACTGTTGGTGCTTCTGTAATACTCGTTTATCTGGCTATCAGAGTAGTTAAGTGGATTATCAGAGCGCTCTAACATGTCATATCTGTATCAATCCAGATGTTTTGATACCAGTCAGCAGTTATACAACGCTATAGCTGCTGATTGCCAAACCATATCTGATGGCCATTTAATTAGCTGTGTTCCTTTTGCAGATCGTGTTGATGTTACTAAAACCAACATAGAAACTGCGATATCAAATACTTTTTCTTATTTTCCTGCATTGATCGACTGTGGTTATACCTTCACCACACTGACAGACTCGTTAATGTTTTCTGCATTAATCCTTGTTGCAGGTTTCTCAATTCGTCAAATAATAAAGGTCATGTGATGTCAATGGATATCGTCTACTTATCTCATGCTCTAGCTGTAATAGGTGCCTTATGGCTTATTTTCTCAGCATAATATTCGTATTTCTCTGTTTTGTATCCACACCTGTTAATTCAGCCGCCGGTGATTTTGTTTTTGACATGTCTGGCCATTCAGGATTTATAAAGAATTCCGAAGGTGTTTTCTCGAAAGTCTCTGATAACGGTAGTGTTAGATCATTATCAACGGGTACTTCATTAGCTGTACAAGAAAAAGTACCTTTTCAGGATTCAAAAGGTAAAAGTCACAGTTTAACTTTATCCAGAACTGCAAATGTTGACACTAATCGTCTAGGTAAAGCTGTAACAAATTTTGCAAAGAAAGTAGGGCCGATTGGTGCTGGTTTAGCTATTGCTGATTTAGTCTGTGACTTATCAGATATTTGTAATGTTGATGGTGTTTTCAAAAAAGAAGATGACCCAAATACTGCTGAGGTTATTGGCCAGCATATCGGTTGGTGTGTATCAAATGGTGGTAGTACGCCTTGCTTTCCGAATGATGACCTTAATCAGGCTATTGAAAATGCTAACGGTTGTTTAACCGCTGCAAATAGTAATTGTTTTGTAGATAATATAAGACCACTAAATCAAGGCGGCAATCTAATAGGTTTGGAATATCGTTTTGGTTTCATATCTGATGGTTCTTTTTCTGATTATTTACCAGCTTCTTTCATTGGAACTTATAACCCACCTGCAACAACCACAAGAGATGTTGAAGATAGTGATTGGGAAGACGCAGAAACAGTGCTAAATGATCCTCAATTTGTTCAGCCTCTAGTTGAAAGCACTGCGGATGTTCCTAGCGATGTACCAGTTGTAACACCTGGACAAAAGGCAGCCTTAGGTGAGACCTCAACACCGATCAAAGATGCTGAAGGCAATATTACAGGCACTGAAGTAACCAGAAGAGATGTTGAAGTAATAGACGCTTCAACAGCAGATAATCCAAATCAGATTATTATCAAAGAAACTGAAACCGTTCAAAAACTTGATTTAGATAATAACGAAATATCTTCGGACACATCAACGACATATAATCAACAGACTCAACAATCTCAAGATCAACAAGCTGATCCAATCATAACGTTCGACACTGTTGAATTTGCAGCATTAGAAACGCATCAGATTGAACAAATGGGTGCAGTATCCTCCTGGGGCGATGGTTCATGCCCGCCGCCGATTGGCTTATCCCTGTCTGTCGGTCAATTTGAAATAGACACTACGCCAGTATGTGACACTGCTGAACACATAAAACCTTTTTTACTGCTATTGGCTTCAATAATAAGTATTTATATTATTGCTGGCTATAAACAGGGAGCGTAATTATGGCAATTCTCATTCCATTAGGTGCATTCTTATCTGCTTCTGTAGGTTACTTAGCAATCCGAGTTTTACTAGCCATTGGCATTGGCTACATAACTTATGAAGGCGTCCAATTAACCATGAATGAGATATTCACGCTTGCTCAAGGACATTACAACAACATACCGACGTTTTCATTACAAATACTTGGTTTAGCTGGCGGCGGTGAAGCCTTGGGCTTGATTACAGCCTCTTTGTTATTCCGGGTATCTTTTGTTTTAACTTCTCGTTTAGGAGTATTACCAAAATGAAAATGATCAAAACTTGTTATATGTACATTGATATTACTGTTCGAGTGTTTCTTTTAGCTATTTTTTTAATGTGTGGATATCCAAGACAAAAAGCAATTGATTTGTTTATGGGTAAGTTCGAAGAATGATTACCTTATTAACAGCAACGCCTGGTGGCGGTAAAACGAATTACGCCGTATGGGACGTTATAAAACCAGCCAGAGAATCTGGTCGTGTTGTTTATACAAATGGTATTCCTGATTTAAAAATACCAACGATTGAAGTTGACCGTAATCAATTAAAGCAATGGGCACAACGTACACCAGTTGATCCAGAGAAACCGGAAGGAATACAGCTACTAGACAATTTTGAAGAAGGTTCTTTGATCGTTGCTGATGAAGTTTTATATTTATGGCCGTCACTTAATTATAAGTTACCACCGGAAGACATCGCTTACCTTACTCAGCATAGAAAGCATGGCTTGGATTTTTTCCTGATTTCTCAAGACCCAGGACTTATTCATCCGCTGGTATTAAAAAATGTTGATCGCCACATGCATATTGTCCATGAATGGCAAGGACGTTTTATTTACGAGTGGCCGGAATATTGTTCTAATCCAAAAGTAAAGACTAATAAGCAATTAGCAGTAAAGAAACGTTACAACATTGAGAAAAAAGCATTCTCGCTTTATTACTCAGCTTCAGTTCATGTACCAAAATCAAAACGTGCCATCCCTAAGATGGTTTATATCAGCTTGATTGTCTTGCTTGCCCTGCCAGTGGTTTCTTATGCGGTTTATAATCGAGTAGTCAATAATATTTTAGGTGACCAAGTAGCAGTGGCTCCTGAATCAATAGTAGAACAAGAAAATTCAGAAGATGTTTCTGTCATCGATTTATCTGCGACCGCCACTGCAAATACTGTTTCTTCATTTAGCACTAATTCTTCATATTACCCAATTAATGTCCTACGAGCTGACATTGACTGGTCAACAGTCTCTGCTTGTTTGCTGTCTGAAAAACAATGTATTTGTTATGGCTTCTTCTCAGAACGTCTTTTGGTTCCGAAAGAATCCTGTGAACTAGCGGCAAAGCATGGATGGACTGGCCGTAAATCATCTATTCAAGAATCTTCGACTTAATTTTTTCTTCTTTAGTAATACCAGTAGCTGATCTCAGAAGGAGGCTCCGAGGCTTGGCCAACGGCCAAACGTAGGAGTTCCTGAGTCAGCGTAAACGGGTATGTTCCTGATGAAAGCTGTTGCAAGCTAAGAACCCTTTTTAAATTCACCCCTTAAAGACGGGTTTCGCTTTTAACGGTTTATTTCTCGTTATCGCAGGAAAAATTGTCCAAGAACAAAAATCATTAGTTAACACGAATTCTTACCAAGATGTTCAATTGGTATCACGCCAAATTGATTCGCAGCAAGTTTCATCATATGTGGCTAATGAAACGTAATGTATATGTTATGGTCACAGTGCTGAACGTTTAGTAGCGCTATTGTCATGTTATGAATTAGCTGTAAAATATGGCTGACCATCATCTAATAAAGAAGCTCAGGGTATAAGTTTGTAATTATATTTTAGCTTACTCTAGGTGATAAAGATAATGAGGCATCTTATTATTTTAAAAAATATTTAGTAGTCGAACATATGTCTGATATTCAATTTTCATATATTTGGAGAAAGAGTTTTGTCTGGTGATCATGATTTAGAATCACTTTCTGATGAGCCGGTGCTCGCTATTGGTGCACTACTGAACAGAGCAATTCTCCGTTATGAAAAAACTCCAAAAGAGCTTCTAACTGATGATTTTGATTATTTTTTAGAAAGTTTTACGATAGTTACGTTTTATTTAGAAAAAATAGATGATTTAAAAATTCAAGCTCTTAATCTGAAGAGCTCTAAATTACAAATTATTAATCAGATTATTGGGCTATTTAAACCAATTCTTTCCGAAGTAAATCGCCGTGTACAAGAATATGAAATTGAACTTAAATTTTCTGATCTTCGTAAAAAGTATTCTGCTAAATTTGGTAAATCATTTTTTTATGAATTTACAGATGGTGATCTTGTTAGAGTACAAAATTTAATAAATGAATTAAGAGACATTATTTCGGCTTCAGATTTAATTGAATCAGATCATAAGTTAAGAATTCTTAAAAGGTTAGAAAAAATTCAGTCTGAGCTTCATAAGAAAATGTCTGATGTGGATAGATTATGGGGTTTAATAGGTGACGCTGGTGTTTTAATCGGTAAATTTGGAAAAAATGCTAAGCCTATGGTTGATAGAATCCGGGAAATTTCAAATATAGTATGGAGAACTCAATCTAGAGCTGAGGAGCTTCCATCAGATGCGCCTATGGAGATGATTAATCAGGATGAAAATGAGGTGTAATTTATGAAAAACTTCTCTCAAAAATTATGCCAAATCTACTTTCAAGAACAAGTTGACGTCTATAAAAATCAGCTTTAATTTCTAAAGCGTCAATTTCACCATCGCGCCTTTCCAATTCAAGTTTTAATGAATTAATTTCTCGATTAAGACTGGCAACTTGTTGAGATCTCCAGAACAGAGATCTGATTTTATGCGCTGTAAATCCATTACGCCATTCTGGAACGTAGAGTAAACCTTTTTGAAAATAATATCCTTCCCAATCTTTTCCTAGCAAAGCATCGGCTTTACCTTCTACAAATAGCTTTAATAATCTGATAGCAGACTCCGGCACTTTTCGCGTGCCTTTTTTCCATTGTTTAATTATTTTCTGACTCTCACCAGTGACATCTTCAATTAATTGGGAATTAATGCTTGTTATAAAGTCATTCATTTTATTGTCCCAAAGACTCAATCATTACAAATTTTATGTAACATGTATTTGTTGATTAAGGCTTTGATTATTATTGTTTTTAGAAGTTGTTATTACTTATCAGGAATAGGGTTTTAAAATTACAAACACTATGTAATTGCTTTGAATTTAATTGATGAATTTAGCTAAGATGGTAGTTTTGTTGCAGTGAAAGCCAGAGGTTAGGCTTCTAGAACATAGGCTCCTAGAACATAAGGGGACGAGATTCTCCGTTCAGTGCGCTTAAACCGTTGAATTCTTGACAAATTATACTCCCTATTTTTACAAGGAGTGAATTAGCTTCTTTTTGGCCGATTTGTGCCGTTCTTTGAGTTCTATATCAATGTACTTGTCAGTAATGGCGCTGGAGCTATGGCCGGCATCGTCTCGGACGTGTTCC